AATTTGCTAGGATGTAATTCTAATTCATTTGCTAAAATTGTTTCATATTTTTCGATGAAGTCACCAGTATTACCATCCTGCCTTGGCATATAGTCAGTCGTCAGATGATTGATATTGTTTGCATCTAATAAACTATTAATACTTGTCCAACGATGTAATTTCTCTTGTTCCATTAAACAATAATAATAATCATCAGAGTTTAAAATTATTTCTTTTTCTAACTGAGAGTGAGTACTATAACCATCAACGATATAAAAATGATGAGGCTGGCTATTATCATTTGTTCCTGCATCTGACAAATAGCATTCTCTACGTGATGATTGTGTATATGCATGTATGTAAAAGGGATTGTTATCATGCAAAATGTCTTTGTAGAAGTATTGCATTGTTCTGCGAAAAATTGCTTGATTTCCTTGCCCGGGCAATGCAAGATTGACTAACGGAACACCTAACCGTTCTGCAATAATAGAAGCCCAACCATCTTTGATTGGATCTGATATTCCGTGTCCATAAGTATAACTACAGCCGTTAACGACTAAGTGTGATATTTTTAATTTCAAATTGTAAAACTCTCTCCACAACCACAACGTGCTTTCTCTAGTGGATTAATGAATTCAAATCCTTCATTAAGTCCATTTTTTTGATAGTCTACGGTGATTCCTTCAAGTATTTCATTAGCCTTTGGATCAATTAAAATTGAAAACCCTTCATATTCATTATGAATGTCTTCTTCGTTGATATTGTCTGCAAACTCAAGTTTATACGCATAACCACTACACCCTGTAGTTTCAATACCTATGCGAATACCAACACCTTTGCCACGTTTGGCTAAGTGTGATTTGATTTTGTCTTTTGCGATTTCTGTAACTTCCATACTTGTATTTAACACCTTAATATGATATTATAAAGTAATTGTTATTGAATGTCTAACGAATTGGGTTTATATTTTGAAGGCGCCGCGATCTTTATTCATAGCAGATTTTGCCATTTTGTCAACAGTCTTTTCATTATCTGATTCTGCATCTTGACCTGGCTGAATGTTAACGGGCTCATGTCCTTTAAAGACTACTTTATCGCCTTGAATGTTTGAGATTACACCTTTAAGAAGAGGCTTTTCCATCATCTTATACAAGTCTTGTACGTCAAGTATAATATCATTGTCTTGGAATGTGTCGAGTAATTGATCAACTGTAAAATTGTCAGGATCAATGGATCCGTCTTCTACGTGTTGTTTTAGTTGATTGGAAACAGCCACGATGCTGGCTGCCATTGCATTATTATCCTGAGCATCTACAAACTCGTAAAGCCTCATGTGCTTTACCTTTTTGCTCTACCGACTGGTCCTGTTGATACGTCTACGTTTACGTCTTCGATGTCACCAACAACTGCGTCAGGTGCACCTACGTCAATTTCATCGGTTCCTTCATCACCTGTTACGTTCATTACAGGGTCAGAAACATCCATGCTGTCAACTCCAACTTCTCCGTCGCCTAAACCTGAATCTACGTCACCGTCAAATGCATCTACAACATTACCACCTGTAATTCCTGCTAATCCTTGATCAAGTTGACCTTTAACAGATACTAGACACTGATTTAATTCTGCAAGTGCTTGACCTGCTGTTTGATCAAATGCTTGTGCTTCGTTAACACCGATTTCTGTTTGAACTGAATCGACTAATGCCGGCATTTCTTTGACTAACATATCTGAAACTTCTTCTAACATTTTTTGTATAGAATCAACCATGTCTTGTGCGGCTAAGATTACTTGTGATCTATTAACTTCTTCGTTTTCTGTAATGATTTTAGTTCTAGGCGCTTCAGGAGCAATTTTATAATGCTCTCTAAGGGCTTGTTCAACAAACACTAATTTCATGTATGATGGATATTCAGCACCAAAGTTTTTAGATTCTTTTGCTTCAGCAATTAAACCTTTTACTTTATTATGCATAGTTTGAGTTTGGACTTTGTTTAAGCCCTTAACTTTAAAGTCAACTTCAAAGTTTTCTTTTAAAGCCTTGACTGCAACTTCTTGTGTGTTTAAATCATTAAGTTTCATATTAAATTCCTAGTAATCTCTCGTAGATATATTGTATTTATCTTGTTCCGCAGAATTTCTGGATTTTTTATACCGATTCTTTTTGTGTTCCTCAAAGATTCTACGTTGTTGTTCTTTAGATGTATTTATTAGTCTTTCTAAGTTATACACAATTTGTTTTTTGCGACCCAAATCATCTTGTAATTTCGTTAATTGAATGAGTCTGTGATCTAATGCATTCTTTTTATTTTTATATCCCCTAGTATGAATAGCAATGTCTAAATTAATAGATGCCAACTTTCCGTCTAATTGATATACTTCCGTTGCTCTGTCACTTTGATGATTGTGAGAGAAGACACAGTATGCCATTGCATTTCTTGCATTTATGAATTCGTATGATTGGTCCCAATTTTTTTCAGTGACATCAAAGATTCCTAATTCATTCAAGTTACGTATTCTATACTTACCAAAGGCCTTAATACCACTGTTATCATTGCTAATATAAAGATTTTTTAATTCTTTAATTAGTTCTCCTTTGAACATCTGCTTGATTTTATTACGAGCATCATCTACATTTGTTTTCTTTTTCATACATTCTCCATAAAGTATATATTGTTTAATTCAGGTGTAGTATCTAAAAAGTTTGGTAAGTCTACACTTTCTGTGCCGCAGATGATCATAGGTATTTCATGGCAATCTTTTATAAGATAACCTAAAGCATTTATGGTGTCATCAAAAACTGAATTGTTCTGTACTTTAAAATCAAACTTCCAATAATGAAAGTCAGTATTGTCTATTAAGAATCCAAATGGAGAGTCTTCTGTGTCTGCCTCTATACGATGAGGGTAATGTAATATTTCTGGGTTGCCTCGCAAACTTATGCATTGTAATATAGTATCAAAGTTTGCTTGTGAATTTCTTTGAACTTGCCATAACTTATGATTATCTCCTACAGGCTTTGACCTGTTGAGAACATTAGTATGAGTAATGTCAAACAATGTGTAACAAGTTATGGTTTTCATAGTAGTATTTAGTAGCCAAAAAAAAGCCTCTAATAAAAGAGGCTTTTTAATTCTTTAACTAAAAACTTAGTTAGTGAATGTTGCTGAAGCAGTAACTGTAGACGTTCCACCTGTAGCCGCATCGATTGCTGAAGCCAAAGTAGTTGTGTCCCAAGCGCCAGTAGGATATACTGCGATTGCTAAGTTATCTGTTGCATCATTAGTGAACTCATAGATGTAAACAATTGCTTTTTGCTGAATTGTTAACATAGAGATGTTTGCTAATGTTGTGTTTGCCGCGATATCTGCTAATTCGATATCAAAGAAGTCTAACTTAGGTCCTTGTGGTTGTACTGTTGCACCTGAGTCAACTGCGTTTACTCCTGGGTTGCTGTATCCAGTTGCGTCTAAACGTAATACTGGATAAAAGTCACCATTTGCTCTTGTAAATTGTGCCATTTTTCTATTCCTTTTTAAAAGACTCGTTCCGAGCCCTGTAGTTTGTTGTCCCTCACCATGAGGTTCATACTAATATTTAGTCCTTTGTGAGAAAAATGCGGTGATATATTACTTTGCGGCTAGATTTTGAGCAGAAAAGCCCATTCTGTTGACAAACTTAAGTCCGTTAGCAACAAACCCTTCATGTGTTTCACTACCATCATCTAAGTATCCTTTAACAGGACTAGACTCTGCGGCTTTGTCTAATTGATCTACGATGTTTTGTTTTAGATTATACAATGCAATCCAAATCTTAAATGCACCTATAACACCTTCTTTGTGTGTATTGAAATGATTAGTAATCTTTTGTCTCATTGAGTCAGTCATTGGTCGTTGCTCTACAAATTGTATAAAATCATCATACAAGTTTGATAAGTCTTTTGATACAATCTTTTTGTTGATGAATACAGTAAACAAAGAGTTAAATGCGTTACGTGCCTGTGGTGCTGAGTTCATAAGAATTCTTACATCATCACCATGCTGTGCAATTGCTGTTTCTGCTTGTGATTTTAACTTACTAGGCATCTTTATCTTTGGTGTGATTGGCATCTTACTAGGTACGATTGCTACATCACTATTGTTATGTAAGTTACCAATTGTACCGTCTAGTGATGATGACTCATCTGTTGTTTCTGCATTGACTGGAATAAATGTATGTACACCTATACCTGCTGTTTTACCTTGTAGCATGTGGCCAACTTCACTGTCTGCTTTTACTTTGTATGCGATACCATTTGGGTTCATTTTAAATGAGTAGTAACCGTCTTGGTCTTCTAAAGGTTTAGCAAACAATAAGTCTCCCCAATAGTAGCCCAATGTTCCTCTATCTGCTTTGTCTAATCCGTCCCAAATACTATCAATGATGTTGTACAAGTCTCCTCGATCAACACCTCTGTTTTTATCATACTGTCTAAATTCTTGTGGTGAAAAGACTTGTCTTCCTGTACCGTCTTTCTTATTGAACATATGCTTATCCATGATAGAAAATCTACCTTTCTGATCACGTCCAAATATAAGAGCAGGGTAACCGTCCCACTTAATTGTAATTGTACCGGGTGTTGCAATAGTTTTTTCCATTGCACTGATTGCTTGTTTGGCTCCTTCAACATCGCCTAAGAACACCAAATCTTCTGGGTGATCTAAGTGTCCTTTTGCTTCGACTAAATTGATTTTTTCTAATGTACGTAGAGTATTAGATAATGATTCACTGAGGTTCATTGTTACCTCGTTTTCAATGATGGTATTTTTTCTGCTCTAATTGCTGATTGAGTTTTAGATTCTTTGAGTTTTGCCAAGTCTTGTGCTGGCTGCTCTGGACTATAGAAAGGTTTAGGATCCATGAAATACATTTTTGAATACTTCTCTTGCATTCCTTTTGGTAACACCTCACCAGTAGAATTAACCCACTGTTTTCCGTTATAAGAGGTTTCTTTTCCACCTGCATCTTTAATTGTTATTCCAACAGGTATATTTTGGATTACATTTGCATCATTGACCCTTACTTGATTGTTATCAGTTTCTTTTGATTTTAGTTCAGGTTCTTTTGCACCCTTTGCTTGTATTGATTTTTGTATAATTTCTGCGCCGTCTGCGTTCTTTGGTCCTTTAGGTGTAACACCTACAGTAGAAGTTGCCGCCCAAGCGCCGTCTGCTAACTGAGTTAAAATTTGTCTATCAATGTTTGGCTTAGATGGATTTTCTGAATTGTTATACGCATGTTCTAAGTTATCAATAATGTGGTACAATACATCTTTACTTTTTGTATAGTCTACATTCTGCATCCACTGTCCGAACCAGTCTTTCAAAAAAACACTAAGTAGTCTACCACCTGATGTTTCTACGTCTGTTCCTTGTGATTGTTCGATGATACTTTCAAAGACCCTATTTAATTCTGCAAGTGCTTGACCATCTGGTTGATCATTTGTTTGATCGACATTCATCTGACTGCTGGGTGGATTAATTAAGCCGGCTCTAAGACCTGAGTCAATTGTACTTAATGCATCACTAACGAAATCTCTTACAAAATATTTGTATGCTAATCTATCTAGTTTTGTCAGTCCGCCTTTGAGTCCTAGGCTAGGTGCTGTTGTTTTAGGTCCGCCTGTACCTCCGGCGCCTTTACCTCGGGATCGTTTGTCTCCAAACATCCAGTCACCTAATTTATTTTCATTGATAATGACTTCATCGAACTTCATTGATACTTATCCTTGATATTTTTTAATCGTTTTTGAGAAACGATTTTTGTCTCTTCCTCGGATAGCACTTAACAGTTTCTTTTCTAACTGTTCAGCCTGGACATCATCATAATTACGTTGGATGAATTCGATTAGATTAACCGCACTAGTAATGATATTGTTACCACGAGACTCAACAATATGCGGGATATCTCGGTTGCTACCGAAATTTTCTAGTTCTTCTAAAAGGCTTTTAGTTTTTTTCTGCATAAGTATAATTCCTTATTACTATTTAGTCAATCGTGACCATTTTGGATATTATTTGTCTTTCAAAGTATTCAATAATGACTTCAATTTTGTACTTTGTACATCACCACTGACTCGTTTTTGCTCGGGCTCTACTTGATTTTCAACTATTTCATTAGTTTGTCCCACTTGTGATGTAGTTTTAAACTTATCCATGATAGATTGTGCAGATGGTTGTGCTGTGTTGTGAGTTGGTGCATTAGTGCCTGGGTCTGTGATACGTAATGTTTCTATATCAAATGCTAATTCTACCTTTTGACCTACTCCTGAACTTGATCTTGTCTTCATTAACTGAATCTGATATTGTCCACGTTCTCTCATACTACGTGATGTAAAGATACCGAACACATTGTCTGCTGTATTGATCTTACTGATACCACCTGAGATATGACTGTGATCAAATTCTATTTCTTCGACCGCACTTCTGTTTAACTGTGATGCAGTTACAAAGACTATATCTAATTCTTTTGCCAAATTACGTAATTCTTCTGATACATATTTGTCTTTAACAAACAAGTCACTTGGGCTTACTTTAGCACTTACTGGCATTAACAAATCCAAATAGTCAACACACATAAAGTCTAGTTTCTTGCCTGTTTGTATTTGTAATTCTCTTGTATATGCTCTAAGATCATTGACTGTAGACTGTGCCGGGAAGTATTTAATTTGAAGATTTCCAGATGCTTTTTGTTTCATCTTTACTTTCATTTCAACGTTATCTAAGTCCTTAAACACTTCTTTAGTTTTAGTGTCAGTCAACATTGAATCTATACGCATTGCTGATAGTTCTTCACTTAACTCTAAAGTTACATATATACCTGATAAGCCTTGCTCAACCCAATTGACTGATAGATTTTGCATGAACAATGATTTACCTGAACCCGAACCCCCTGCAAAGATTTGCAGTTCGCCTTTGTTGAATCCACCATAGAGTTTTTGATCTAAACAGGGCCAGCCTGTAGACGATTGTCCATTGCTTGATTTAAGATGCATAAGACGAGCCCTAGGATCATCAAAGTAATCGATACCTAAGTCTCTTTGTAATGATATTTGTACAGCATCTTTGATTAACTTTTCGACAGGATCATAATCACCCTTTTCTAATAAGTCTGCTGAAGACATGATTGCTCTTTCTAACTCTTGTCTACGAGTAAACGATTCAAACTCAGTCATAAACCATTCATAATGACCCTCATCTAAATCAGCAACTGGATCAATTGTTTCTCCTGTTGTTGCTTTGATTTGTGTTGAGTCAGGCAATATTTTATATTGATCTGAATGTTCTCTCATAAACTCTGCAACAGGTCGTAGTCTTCTGTCAAAGTTTTCTGCGTTAAAAATATTAGCAACCCTAACAAACAACTCTGCGTTTGTTATCATCATTCTTAAGAACAATTCTTGTACTTCTATGTTAAATTCTTTTAGCAATTTTATTCCTCATAACTTCTACTTTTATTTTGCTGTTTGTAGCAGAGTCTAATATACTTAGTAATGTATTCAGACGACCATATTTAATTACGGCATCGTTTGCATCTTTAATGTCTTCTGACCAGTTAGGTAATGACACATCAAAACCTAATTCTAATGCTCTTTCGCATATACCTAATCCTGTCTGATCCTGATCAGGAACAACAATTACACGTTTACCCAATTTGTTAATTACAGCAACTTGATTGTCATTGATTGTGTCATGTGTCAATGCTAAACCGTTCATTGAGATAGCATCAAAAATACCTTCAAAGACTAATACGACTTCCCATTCATCCTTCTGTAAGTCAGTACCAAATACATATCCTTGTTGCTGATCATTTATGAACTTAGGATTTCTGTCGTCCATAAATCTTATTGTACTACCAACAACTTTATTTTCATATGTATAAGGGATAATTATACCCTGTGCTTGTCTACCCTCTGCATTAGGACTGACCATAAAAGGATAGTCGTTGTGTTGTAGTCCCCTTTTGTTCAAGTAGTCAATGTAGACTTGATGATCTTTATTAGCAGTATAAATCAACTCACCTTCTGGCATTGATTGTTCTTTAAATTTAGGTAACTTCTGCTGTTTCTTTTTGTGTAGAATAGATTCTAACAAATCTTTATGTTGTATAGAATGTAAAGACCATTTATTAATATCTTGGTCTGGCATATTACACCACGACAAGAAGTTACGTGTACGTTTGCTAATTGCTCTACCTAATTTAAAACCGCACTTAAAGTTACAGTTAAAACAATGATAGTTCCAATCATCTCCGTCTGCTTTAATTCCCCCTCGCATTCTTTTGTCAGGGTTATGTCCATTATGCTGGCAACAAGGCGCATTGAATGAAGTCCAACCGCTTTGCGTTTGCTTCTTTTTGCCCGGGACAATCGTAAGTATATCAAACATATCTGATATTATAGACGAAAATGAGAGTTAAAACAAGTAAACAGGGTAACTTATCTAGCCAAAACAGTAACTATGTTACCCACATTAGATTCAAATTTAATTTTGACAAATGGATGATAGCCGTCGATTGTGTAACCTATAGTTCCAGATTCACTAGCACCCGTTTCTGCATTACCATATGTATGTGATTCAATATCATAAAAATTTGAATCGACTAAAGTTGATCCTTGTATAGTGATATTGCCTACGTAGTTTGCATAGTCAATTGATGTAGTTAAGATAGGTGACATTTGTGTATTAATAATACTTGAATAATAAGTCACCGAGTCTGAATTTGCGTTTGCGTTTGCATTAGGAAAAGGTTGATCGTTTGGAATCGTTACATTCTGCGACGGTACAAACGAAGGTAGTATTGAGTCAACAATATTTAAATCACCTCTAGCACCTGCTTTAGAATCTACAAAGACAGGTAAGTTAAGATTACCACTTGGCCATTCTAATGAGTAATAACATTTTTGTGATTCGATATCTTCAATCTCGGCCGCTGTAGTGTTTAATTGAAATATACCATTGATATCAAGTACAGGGGTCAATGCTTTTCTGAAAAGGATTTCGGTACCATCTGAGTTGATGGCCCTAAATGATATTTGTTGACCTTCAGTTGCAATATATGACAAATCAACAGGCTTTTGTTCCTGATTCAGAAACTGAAACTGTAATTGATTGTCAACGCCTTTGTTTAACGTTAATGGTTTTGAATAGACTGGCATATATTTCCTCGGGCTTGTGCCTGACAGAACCACAACGATTTGTCTGACTGTATAAGTATATACTGATGTAGTGTAAGACACAAATTTTAATCTCCTATAGAATATATTTATCTTTACGTGTCTTTACCAAGAAATTTGACCATTTTTTTCAACGTACTAAATACTTTACAGACATGACAGATTCAAAAAAACCAATCGACTTTTTCGTAAAACTGACAGAAACTCACCCGTTTATTTCGGTGTTGCAATATGCCGGGGCAGACTTTGTTGGTATCGTTCAGAACCGTGATGATCTTGTTACAACTATATATGATTACGGTGCGATAGTTGATGCAGAAAAACGAATGAAGTTTTTAGAGTTAGGAGATGTTTGGTGGTGGGAATCGAATCGTCAAATACCTATTCATTTATTTCTTAAACAAGAGTGGGCTATGTTTAAGCCTTTCTTAAGAACATTTAATAACAAATCATTGACATTGTTACATGGACCTATTGTATCAATGACTGACTTTCAAAAGAAAAGAGTTAAAAGAAAATCGATTACGTTGGTGAAGAGACCTTACTAAGTCTTTTAGCCATCTTAGCCTTTTGACGTTTCTTCTTTGCTCTACGTTTCTTAGCCAATTCTAAACTCATCTTACTTTGTACACGTTCTTCAAACGTTACACCTAATAAATGATCAAACTCATGCAAGAATACACGTGCTTGTATGCCATCCATATGTTTCCCTTTGACAACTTCTCCGTCGATCTGCTGATATGATACTACACATTCAGTGTGTCTTCGTACATGCAACCAAAGATCAGGATAACTAAGACAACCTTCTAAAAATAATTCTTGCTCTCCTTTAAGTTCATCGACTTGAGGATTAATAAAAGCCATTAGTTTTTCATCAGTGCCCATGATGAATATATTTTTCATCA